CTGGTTGGGTGCCAGGGTATGATCCCGGTAGAATCCCGTGGGCTCACCTTCGCTTGACCGGGCCAATGCCTGGTAATCCCGTTCCGCAATGGACGTGGGCACAAGGACCGTACCGGTCCGGTTGTTGATACCCACGCGCAGGATCCGGATGCATTCGGGGGGCAGATCATAGACCTGGACGTCCTCCTGGAGAAAGATCACCCGGCTGTCTTTTAATACCCCGGTCCGCCGGACCATCTCCAGGAGCATGTCCTGGGTGCAACGGCGGGCCTCACTCCAGGTAAAGGCCCAACCGTCGCTTCCGCTCGACTGGTAGTCGTTACAGAGCCTCAGGGCGTCATCTATGACCTGGAGAAGTGTCCGGGCGTAGGGGCTCGGCATCAACAGACCTCATTGACTTCCTTCTCGGTAATCTCGCGTTTTAAGGCGATCTTTCGTAACCGGTTGTAGTCTTTTTCACCAATCCAGCCGAACAGCTCAAAGGGATATCGGGGTGAAAATTCCACCACTTTCCGCCGTCGGATCTGCTGGGTGGATCCGCTCCCGTCGTCGTCTTCCGCGATGGGTTGCAGGGCGTTTCTAAGCGCGTGCACAAATTTGGCTTTCACCGGGATATAGGATCCGCGTTTCATGCGGATGGTCTCACCTGTTACCCGGACCACGACCAGGGTGGGATCCTGTTTTGTGCGCTTCCCGCCCATACGGATGATGGCGTATTCGCGTTTGGGTTTTACCTCGTTGGTTGTTTCCTCGGCCTTTATGACCTCTTTCAAGACTGTGTTTGTTTGTGCCATATCACTCTCCGTTCTCTGTTCTCTGTTCACCGTTGACCGTCAAAGCTAAGACGGAAAACGGTGAACGGTTAACGGTTAACATCTTTTCAGCGTATCGCCATCCAGCAAAGCTGCTCACCATCGACATTTATATCGCCATCCGCGCCTATAACGAACCCCGGCGGCGTCTTGACCTTGGCGCCGTCCCTCGGATTATCGCCCACCAGGCTGTCGCCGATACACTTATAAGCGGCATCGCCGGTGGCGGTTCGCTGGTAATGGCCGTCCACATAAACCTCTTCCTTGACGGTTCCGGCGGCATTCTCCCACTGGTTATCGGTCTCGCCGTCGTATACGATCTCATCACCGCCCGCATAGGCGGCGATGCCGTTGGCCGCCATGACCGTGCGGTCCATAGCGGCTTCGGTGATCCCCAGGAGTTTTATACCTTCGTCCATCTGGGTGATCAAGGCCATCTGGCGGTGCCACTCGATAGCGGGTTCCAGGTTACCGGCGTCCTCCATGTTCCACACCTTCACAAAATTGGGGATAAACCCCAGGCATACGTTGATGGCCGCGCCGGTGCCGTCGCATGTGCCGTGTACAATTTCTGCTAAGTTCATGATATCTCCTCCGAATATTTTATTATGGTACCCGTTCACCGAAATCTCACAATAGACAACGGTGAACGGTTAACGGTTAACGGTTAACGGATTAGCTCGGGTTATCCGTGCAAGCCACCTCGGCTCGATCCATGAGCTCATCATTTAAGATGATGCCCGAATGCCAGAACTTCCAGCCCAGTGTCCCGCGCTGGCCCAGGGGATCTCCGCCGCGTGGCTTGGGATTGACCACGTTAATGGACCCTGAATTGACCCCGCGAAGGGGAACGGTGGCCCAGGCGTCTGGCGCCAGGATAATCATCGGGTACACGTCGGCGGATGTCCCTGTTGTGGATATCATAGATCCGGCGGCCCCGCCGCCATCGGTCCACGGGGAGAAAAGGGTGGTCAAAAGAAAACGAATATTCTCGGTTGCGCCCACCTCCCGATCCAGGGCCTTGCTGGGATCCGGGTAGTTTTGGACCTGGGTAAAACCGGCCACGTTCTTGAGATCCGCCTCACAATCCGTATGACCCAGTCCGAAGAACGCCGGCCCCACGGGCGATGTATCGTAATTGGGCTCACCGGAAAGGATCTCCATATAATATTCCGCATCCGCGGCCCGGAGCGTCCGCACGATCTTTCTGAAAAATCCTCGGGCCGGGAAGGTATTGACATCGGTCCGGGCTGCGCCGTTGGCATAACTCACAGAGCTTCCGCCCTTTAGCACGTTGATATTGAGGGCCTCCCGGGTTTCTCTCATCTGTCTTGCCTGTAACGACCGGAACTCGGCCAGTATCGGGTCTTCGTGCGTATCCTGGATCACGTCTGTGATGCCGATCCAATCTCCGAATTGCTCCAGCGTGCATTCGACGTCCACATAAGTGGGTTTGCTCGCCGGTGGGGTGACTCCTTCCTGCAGCGGCGTGGTGGCCACGCTTAGAGCTACATAGCGCCTGAACACCATGGTCCGGCCCTTGCCTGTTGGCATGGGTTTTGTCTGTGCGGTCCGCTCGGTCACCAGGCCGGGCGTAACACGCGCCAGGAGTTTCCCGTATGCCACGAAATTGGTTCTCGGTGAGATATCACCGTATAATGTGTATTCTGTTGCCATATTAAATCCTCCGTCATGCCCCTTGAGGGGGCGTTATCCGTTCACTGTTGTCCGTTGTCCGTTCATTAACGGTGAACGGTGAATGCCCGGAGGGCACAACGGTGAACGGTTTTTATTTTTTAGATTTTACACCCTCTGCAAACAACTCCTCGGGTGTCTTGTCATCGCCTTTCGGTTTTTTGTCTATGTTCTGCGTACCGGTTTCAGGCACGGCGCCTGCGATAGCCTTGAGATCCTTAGCCTGTGAACCCTGCTTTCTGTCATGGTCACTGGCCGCGGCCCTGGCCGTTTCTTTCTTAAACCGGGTCAAAAGATCGATAGCCCTGACCGGATCATTAATATCGTCAAGGGTGGGATTGATCTTTCGCTCGTTTTCAAACCAGGTCCTATACGGTGCGCCTGCCATGACCTGATAGGCGTCCGGATGTCCGGGGATCCACTCTCCGGTCTGGCTTACCACGCCGACTACAACGGCCCGTTCGAAGTTGTTCTGGGAAACGGTATCCTGAAGACCTGCGACGGCTTTCTGAACCTCGGCAGGATCCAGGTCCCCGAACTGTTTTTTGACGAGCTGCCCGGCCTCATACAGAATCGCGTTTTTGGCCTCGGGATAATCCGCATAAAACCCCTTGACTTCATCGGGGATCTTATCGGCTTCCGGCGTTTTATCGTCTGTTTTTGTTGCAGAGACCGGTTTTTCTAATGCCTTGACCCGGTCGCTCAGTCTTGTGGCCCAGGTCTTGGTGTCTATAAGGGCCTTTTCCAGGGCCTCGTATGTGGGTTTTTTGCCGGCCTTTTCATCACCAGGCTTTTCATCACCAGGCTTTTCATCGCCAGGCTTTTCATCGCCAGGCTTTTCATCGCCAGGCTTTTCATCACTGGGCTTTTCATCGCCAGGCTTTTTATCACCAGGCTTTTCATCACCGGGCTTTTCGTCGCCAGCCTTTTCGTCGCTAATCTCTGACTTATCAGAGGGCGTGGGTGTTTCGCCGGCGCCTTCCAGAAAGGCGGCCTCTGCCTCTTCATCGGTTAAAGGGTTATCTTCGATTTCTGTCTCTTTTTTTTCTTCTTTTCCTGCCATGAGTTTTTCTCCTTCGGTAATCCATCTGCACCGGGCAGGCCCGTCAGTATGCAATATCGGGTAATCTGCCGTCGTCGGATAGGCCGGGAACGGGTTTACGTAAATAAATCTCCAAATCAATCAGCCAAATAATCGCCACTAAGGCCATTATGATAACACCATGAATTATTGCGGCTATCCTACGCCTCATTGCAGTCCGCATTCCCAGGATTGTAGATACGTCGCTTCCGCAAAATCCCCAGCGTGAATAAAATATAAAAACGGGACCACCGTGTCTCCATCATCCCAGGTAAAAGCGGCTGTTACTGTCGGCGCTGCGCCGTCTATTTGGTACGTAACCACGCCGTTGACATCCACATAAACCGCCAGGACATGGGCTTCTGTGTCACCCCACGTATCAGTCGTGTCGGTACTCGTTGTGGCGTCATTGTCATCGATGGTCTCGATATAGATAGCCCCTGAAATCACGTTCAAGGCGGCCATATTGTTGTAATCGTCAATGGCGGCCTGATACGCCTCGGCCGTCCGAAACCCCACGGCGCAATCATCCGTTCCACTGACATCGGTCAGATAAAACGTCGCCTTAAAATAAAAGGCATCCGTGCCGATCACGAACGCGGATCGGGACCGGGCCGTAATTCCCTGGCTGATCTCCACGCCGTCATCTGCGTTCGCCACGTCCATGGCTATATTCAATCCGAGCGCAGCCAGGCTGGGAGCCAAAATGGTCTGGGTCCCGAGGATATGATACTCGAAGATATTATCCTCAAACGCCATCACATTTTCATCGCCTGCCGTGCCGGTGGCCGCTCCGCCTGCGATCTTTGCCGTGACCGGGTTGGTCTCGAATTCCTCTAGGGTAAAACGGCGATCCAGATACGATTGCTTTATCTGATCCGCCGGGAGCTGGCATACACCCCCGGTAACCTTAATACCCTTTTCAAAGGTCCATAGGGACGTGATAATTTCATCTGTCCGTGGTGATAAAGCCAGCAGGCTAAATAATGCGACTACCGCGACAATAACCCCTATCCATGTTTTTTTACTAAAGTTCTTCATGCGTTTGATCCTCCGTCTGTTTTTTATTTTCACTTAATTGCTTTCCTAACATCTTGGGCATCTCCCGCAGGTCGGTTGCAATCGCTTTAATGCCTTTATAGTATCCATTGACCTCGGGAGTTTGACCTAATTTATTCAGCTTCTTATCCGCAGCCTCCCATATGCGTTTTAAGAGCGTATCTAAATATGACCAGTTGCTGTCCCTCATAAGCACGGCCAGGCGTTCGCCTTCCTCTTCGTCCAGGGCCGGGCCGGATGGAAAATCGGTCATGGTTGCTCTCCCTGTGGCGCCATGAGCTGTGGCCGCATCTGTGGCAGTTGTCTGGCAAGGTTTTCGGCCTGCTCATCAACTTCTTTATCCGTCGGATAAAAATTATCCGGATCCAGATCATAGGCTCGCGCTGCCTCGCGCAAAAAACGTAAGACCTTTGTAAATTGGGCCGTATATTCGCTCGACAGGGACAATTTCATGAGCTCCATGATGTTTTGTCCCCGCTCCGCCTTTTCCAGATAACTTTCCCAGCCCTTGGCCCTGGGCGTGTAATCGCCCTTGATCTCTTCCCTCGGGTTGGTGAGCATATGCCAGTGATAAAATCCGTTGATCAGTGGGGTGATATGGCCCTCATCGTGGTTGCTTACCGTGCCGCCGATCATCTTGTTTCCGGATTCGGTAACCTTGCTGATCTCATATGCAGTCGTGCGGGCGTCCATCTTCTGGCCCTCAAGTGTGCGGGCAAGTCCTGATTCGTCGTCTGCAAACTGCCTGAAAAATTCAATCAGCTTAGGTGTGTTGCCCGTGATATCCGGCGGGCTGTAGAACTGGAGGGCCTGGCGCACGTCCTCCACATTCTCATTAGTCTCAAAGGCCTTGCCCGGGTACAGGCTCTTATTCTGTCCCGGTGCCAGGTTTCTGGGGTTCCACCACATCAAGAGATTGCTGGACAGGGCTTTATTGTCCAGCATGGTACGTGTCAGGCCGTTCACGATCATCTGGCTGTCTTCAATGTTTTCCGGAAGCCCCACGCCTCCTGCCTCATGTGGAAGCCGCTCCCATTCGGCCTTGTAGATGTTGCGGTAGGGCAGGGGGTTGATCCTTGGTGCCCAGATGACCAGGGGTGTTTTGCCTTTGGCCACGATGCATTGGATCTCTGCCTCTGCGCCATCCAGCCGGCTGAGATCCCCGGTGCTCTCTCCATCATATTTTTTTAGATATTTTATGGGCACCCGGCCCATGAACGTGTAAACCGGTATGACGCGGCGGTGTTTATTGTATTGTTCCCGGACAGGACCCTGGGAGTCGTCCTCCTCTTCGCTGGCTTCATCCATGCTCTTAAATTGATCGGCGATCTGGCCGATGGCGGTCTTGTCATACCCCGGGCGTTCCATCAGAGATATAAACCGGCCTTTGCTCATCATCTCGCGGACAATAACGCCCTGGCCTTTTTGATGATCCGGGGTTTCCAGATCCCAGAACACGCTCCAGACACCAGGGTTTTCCACGGTAGGCCGCCACACGGCTTTTCGCTGCAGGGTGTGTCTGCCGTACTGCTGAAGGATCTCCGGGCTGTAATCCATGCCCTGGGATCCGGGGACGCCAAAATCAACGGTTACATACGACGTGGAGCGATAGAGCGGCCCCCATAACCATGAGTGCCCGTAAAGGGCCATTTCGAGTATGGCCATGGTGGTCTGGACGGATGCCTTGCACTGAGTGAAATCATCCTGAATCTGCTTTTTCATAAGCTCGCAGCGGAGGGCCGCGGTATCAGGGTCCAGATGCACGCCTGGGGCCAGCTCCGGAATAGGGGTGGGCGATATATCCCAGCGGATATCGTTTCCCCGGAGGCTGATGGCCCTGACCTGGTTGTACCCTGCAACGACCTTCTGCTTTGTCAGCCGCACAAACACCTTGCTCCGCCAGTCTTTTCCTTCCGTAGCCTTCCATCGCTTCAGGGCGGCGGAATCGTACCTGCCGCGAAAGGCATCATAGCCACGGCGCCAGGTTTGCTCATAGAGCTGGCTGCGCTCGTCTTTAAACCACGTAAAAAGGTCATCCGCTATGAATTTGGCCAGTTTGTCTTCATCGCTCATGGTGATGTCCGTTCTTTTTCTTTTGTCCAGAATTCGATCATGGTGTCCGCCAGTTCTTCCCTGTCTTTCCGGCTCAGTAGGTAATGATCATAGGGGACGAACTGCATGCCCGATTGATCCGGGTTGATGGGGTGTTCCTTCCATGCCACATTAATGCCTGCCCAGGATGGGATTTGGTAGCCGCTTGAAAACGTGATAAATTCGTCATCAATTTTTAACATGATTCACCTCATTTCTTCATCTGATCCTTACGCCCTGCGCCCTGCGCCCTGCGCCCTGCGCCTCAATGTATAAATAAATGCCGTTTCTTCCAGAGCTGCTCGATCTTGCGATGCCGGATCTGGGTTTCCTTGCCAACCATTTTAAACGTTAACCGGTGCACGCGCACAATGGGCTCACCGCGCCAGGTGTAATCCATATAGCTTCGGTGATCATAGGTCAAAAGGGCCAGGTCGGTGTCCATGGCCTGGAGCATTTCGGGGCTGCCCGGATCCTTGCCCGTGATCTCGCGGACGGCATGATAAACGACACCATAGATCATCTTTTCATGTTCCACCGCCAGGTCATCCTCCATGCGAGGACCTTGATTTAAAAATTGCATTAAGGGCCTCCATTAATTTGTCGTAAAATTGTCGTATGTGTCGGATAAACGCAGTGTTCGATCACACGGTTGCCCGAACCATTGTCCGTCACACTTGCCCAGTCGATGCATCGAATTTGATTATTATTGCCGTTAATGACAAGGGCGTCCATTGATCGTAAATTGCCTGCGCCAAACATCCTGACATTACTGGCCGTCATAGTGTAGCTTTCGGCTGATAGAGTATCATCGCATAACCTCAACCAGTCATAATCAATCTGGACAAATCCGGCCAGTGTTGAAATATCTTTACCTGTACCTATATCAAAAAACCCGGGTGCCGCTATGATTATATTCCCGCCTGCCGGATCAGTTTGCGGCAAGGTATATATTATTTCAGTACCGCCCACATCGGTTAGTTTTGTGGCCCCATGAATAAGACCAACGTCCTCTGCTACCCCTTCAGCCTGCAAGTCTGAATCTCTATCACCTGGTTGTATAACCCTTGCAAATTGTAATATGGCAGTGCCTATACCTGTATGATAATTAAAGTCCACAAGAGCAGGATAGGACATATTAGTTCCGATTTTTATATTATTGGCAGGCCCATCCGCAAAAAAGAGATTGCCACCACTTGTTTGGGCGCATAGATAGCAGGTGTCTCCTGCGTTATATGTAGTCTCTTCCTCAATCTGTACTTTATCAACATCACAATGGAAGAAGGCAGAGATAGTCATATCCGACCCTCTAAGCGCGTCCATATCGGCAGAGCTTAGAACTCTATTGTAAAATCTAAAACTGTCAATTATACCATTCCAGAAATATGCAATCCCGCTCCCGTATGATCCAATAGATGTAACGCCACCTTGCCCGCCTAACCAATGATGTGTCATTAATGGGGTTTCTTCTGCCCCACCTAATAAGGCACCAGCGGTATTATCCCATATTCTTATTCTCGTTTCTTGATCTTCAAGTCCTTCAACGGTGGCTCCGCTATCATTGATTGCGAAACAAACCCAGTACCGTTGACCTTCAACCATATCACCACCAATGAATGTTAAAGTATCATAATTAGTACCGTCATACCCCGTGTAAAATGTGGGTGAACCGTCCTCGTCTACAGACATACTCATCTCAAATGTGGTTGTTCCAACATTCCCTTTACTGAATGAATCGGCTAACCCACCAATTCCCGGCAAAGCAGTCGGGCTAACCCAATTACAAACAGTACATTGCTGGCTTGTGTTCCAGCCATAATCAGCAGCCGCGCCAGCCCTTGACAGCCATTGATCCGAACCATTGAAGGATGCCGCCTCTCCCCAGATGCCACCCAGACCAGCTACATTTACAACAGTCCCGTGATCAGTAAGGTCGTAAGAACCTGTTGAATCAACAAGTATCCCCGGATCGTCCTCGAAGTCCCATTGTGCCCGTAACTCTGATGTTTCACCTACGAAAACATCCGCCCCTATATCCCAAGCAGCCCCGGTAAGATCCTGGTCTAATAGTTCAAAAGTGAATGCTGTGAAATCGCAATTATCTAAATTGAGGGTATCATCATAGGTAGCCCCTAAATCAGTACCAGCGTCTATACACGGAGAAGTATTGGTCAACGCAAATTCAGTCCCGTCTACTGCACCCGCTGTTAAAGCCCTCCAGCCAGTTGTTTTAGATATACCAGGGATACCTAAGACAGCATTATCATCAGCATTGCAGACATCGCACGGGTCTTCGTCAAAGTTGTTATGGCTGAATGTTATTCCGGTAGGACTGCCAGCCGTAGGATAGATATGGTTTGTTCCAGCGGTAATTGTATACGAAATATTGTTTTTGACCTCATTACCAGACCAACCATCTTGTGCATTAAAATAGAAGTTATAATCACAATCTATAACGGTATTATTATAGATAAGATTATCTGTTTGATTACAGTCGGGGTCTCCCCCGGATCCTATTTCATATTCACACGAAATCATAATACCCTGCTTAACCCCTGCAATAAGATTCCCATAAATCTTTGCTTGACCGGTGTTACAATAGCCAGAGGCTAATTCATTATCTACACCAATCCCCCATGTCGTTCTATCCCATCCATAAGCAGCTAAAAGATCGGCATCTGAACGTGAATAAGACAGATTATAACGAAAGATAGTCCCAGCCTCAGAGTCGGAATAAAAATTGGCGTTTTTGTTATCGTAAGCAACATTATATTCTATAATAGTACCTAAACACTTTCGACCTGCGTCAATCCCCTCACATTGATTTCCAAAAGATGTATTCGTCCTGATTGTAGTATTCCAAGTTCCTTCCTGGAACGCACCTATACCAGCAGAACAGCCAGTGCCATTATAACCCGCCTGTTGGACTGTATTGTCTTCTACCAAACAATGATTACCACGGACAACAACGATACCAGCCGAACGAGGTCGATAAACATAACAGTTATTTATTGTAACATAAGAAAATTGAGGATTTGCGTCCACATATGAATGTGATGCTTCTATTCCGTAGGCATTTGAATCTCGAATATTAAGATCTTGAATAGTAACATAGCCACCAGTTTGATTTCTATACCGCACTAAGCCAGTATCGGCCGCCGGTACAGTCTGACCTGCCCCCTCTATTATCGGCCTGCCATCACCATTAACGCCTATCGTTTCTGTCTCTCCAACCATGTAATAAGCGCCGATTATAGAATTGTTGTCACCGTCCACACCGTCCCAATCAATAGTTAGCTGAATGCCAGACCACGTATCCCCACACTTGAAATAGACATCATCACCATCCGTAAAGGCAAAGCTATTGACCTTCGTTATAGTCAACCATGCTTGGGCATCAGAAAGTCCGGTATTGCTGTCATTCCCATCGTCTTTGACATAGTAATCCGTCGCCCCCGCCCAGACAGGCGATAACAGGATAAAAAATATTGTGAGTAGGAGTTTTTTCATTTTATAAATAGGACCGTTTAAAGTTTTGATTTCATGGAAGCAGTATATATAAATACAGTTTTCCTATGGCGGTACCGGCGCCATTAAGGTTTGCTCCGCTGAAAGACAGGGTCTCATTCACCAGAAAAATCGGCCCGGAACTCAGCCAATCAACCGGAAACCGCCGGTTTTCATCACTGACGGCGGCCTGGGGGAGATTGTCTCCGGCGCCGTTCAGGACATCGTGACTGTTCCCGGCATCCAAAATATCGATATCGTAATCATCGTCCGGCACGCTTACTGTACTGGGCACCGCGTAGATCCCGATAATTGTCCCGGTAACGCCGTTGACAGATCCGCCCGTGGCCGTGGCCGTACCATCCGTGGACGTCCAGGTCCAGATTATCTCGCGGACACCTTTAGACCAATCGCCCCGCGTATACGTGGTATCACTGGTGACCACTACCGTACCGGCAGCCTGGACCG